CAAATTACTATGCATAATTGCCCAAGGATATTCGTATTGTCTGCTCCAGTGCAAACTTGTAAAGCTAGTTGGAACCTCAAAGTTTAGTGGAGCATTTTCATGTGGCTCTAAAATTGTGCATTCTGGACATTGAATATCATAACTCATCAATTCACGAAGAATTGTTTCGTCAGGACACCCATAAGCATAAGAAATATGTATGTTCACCAGCCACCTGTGTCTATTGATTCAAAACAAAGATCTTCATATCTTTTAATCATGTTGTCATAAGAAAACTGATTTGCCCATTCAATGCAGTTTTCTGATTTAATTGTTGAAACAGCATCATCTTTGATAAGTTGTTCCATTTCTTCTTGACTGTTCACAAGGAATCCTGTTTCGCCATGCTTGATTGTTTCCTTGCAAGCACCATGATTCCATGCTATTACAGGCATACCACATAGTTGAGCTTCAACTGGAGCAAGTCCAAATGGCTCACGGAAGTGTTTGTTGGGGTGCAGGAGGGCTTTATTTGTATTGAACCATACACTGCACTCATCACGGTTCTGATGCCCCACATACCTAAGATTGGGCGATACAGAGCATTTGGTCTTAATGCTGTTGAGAAGATCGGGTTCTCCTGTGATTCTGTCATCTCCTACGAGATCAAGTCCAATTTTACAAGTATTGGCCACATCAACAGCAATATGTGGACCCTTGATTGTGCTTATTCTGGCGAGGAAGAGATAACGGTCGTTTCTTGTTAATCCTGTGTTTTTATAAAAATTAACATCAACTCCGTTATAAGCGACACGGGATGCGACTTTCAGGTGTGCGGAGCAACCATCTGATTGGTCCTTGCTGATGCACACGAAGCATGGGAATGGGACTGATGGCGCTGTGCTGTACATAGTGTCTACAGGAGCGTGTAGAACTCCAAGGATTGGTTGTGGAAGCTTACCTTCCATTTTCAGGATGTAGCTCCATTTTTCCCAACTATGATCGATGATCACATCAAAGCTTGGTAGTTTGTTCCAATAACCGCTGTAGGCTTGTCCTTCTGGTTCATATTGTGTTGTTTCATGAATTTCACAACTACTTGTTGATCCTCTTGGTGCAACAAGCATTACTTCATGACCTTTGGCTTTAAGACCTTCAGCTATTTGCCAAGCCAGCATTTCTAGTCCAGAATAGCCCTTTGGGGGGCAATGTAGGACTGTGCTGGATATGACACAGATTTTTAACTTTTTCATTGGAGTCGTTGGCAAGTATGTAAGTTTCATCAGGCTCTGATCTCCAATGGTTTGAATCCGCCAATTTCACTTTGTCCCAATCCTGCATGTCGGCATTGCACACTGGTATCAACATAAATTTTGAATCCATGATTTCTGGCATGTTTGCAGAAAGTAAAGTCTTCACTTGTTTTTTCAAGATGAGGAAGATCAGTTCTATCGCATCGCCATTCAAACCATTGACAACGATTGCTGAGTGGAGGTAATTGTTTGATAACATCACGATGTATGAGAAGGCATCCTGCTCCTACATAATCGACTTCCAGAAGGTCAGGAGCATTAAATTCTTGAATCCATTGAGGGCCATTTTCTGAATCTCTTAACATTACAGGGGCAAGTGGTTCGTATCTTCTGTAGTACAAGCCACTTACGATTGGCTTCTTATGTGACATGAGTTTTAGGATTGCATCAGGAGGAGGAATCACATCATCGTCAAGGAAGAATAGCCATTCCCAGCCTAGTTCGAGTAGTTTTAAGCATCCTGTATTTCGTGCATGGTCATATGGCATTCCTTGGAGTGCTGTGACTGCACCGGGAATTTGTAGGTTTCTGAGTCCGAAAGCCCATGCAACTGGGGCATATTCTCTTGTTAAAATACAGCACAGGACACGATTCTGGTTGATAAGTTCCCATGATCCCGGCATAATTGATTCTCATTTATTTTGACAATGGTGTCATTTTCATTATAATTTAATAAATTTATTTTTCAAATTATTTAAAAAATTATAAATAAAATATACATTCTCATTATAGGTAATTTGAAAAAAAATGAGTATTTCCATACTGATAGCTACCATTGGAAAAACTACATTAAAAGCAATGTTGGAGAGTTTAAAAAATCAATTAAAAAAAGAAGATAATTTATATGTTGTTGTTGATGGAAAAGTATACTTTGATGATTTTAATTATGTAATTAGTAGTTTTAAAAATTATGATTTTAATTTAAAAATTATATATGAGAAAAAGAATTTAGGATATTGGGGGCATGGAATAAGAAATAAATATCAAAAAAAATTAAAAGGTGATTATATCATGCACGCAGATGATGATGATATTTACGTTGATGGAGCTATTGATTTAATTAAGAATTATATTGAAAAAAATGATTATGAAACAATGATGTTGTTCAAGTTTTTTTTAACCAATAAAAATGACACATATTGGAAAGATCCTGAATTAAGATTTTCCAACATAGGAACTCCTTGCGGCGTAATACCTAATATTCCTGAAAAAATGGGAAAATGGGGTAAAAGATGGGGTGGCGATTTTGATTTTTATAATAGTTGTAAATTTAATTACAAGTTCATAGATGAATTGATATATTGTGCAAAACCTATGGTTTCTAAACCCCCTATGGTTTCTGCAAAACCTACCATTTATTTTCTTTAAGACCATCCTTTTTTCCACCAATGTATTCCATGAGTTTTTTCTTTTATACAATCTTCTTTGAATTTTTCATTCCAATTAAATGGATAAAAATATTCTTTTGGCAATGTGATAAATCCGTTGTATTCTTTAATTTTCACTAAATCACTATGATCAATTTTACTTTTTTTTTCTGATTCTACAAATTCTGTGGCGCATATCGGTCCACATTCTAATTCAATGCAACTATTCATTTCTTTCTTGCCAGAAGTTTTTGCAATGTAATCTTCAATCATTTTTTTGTGAAATTTATTTCCTTTTTTTCCTCCTGAAACCGCATTATTAGCAGATAATGGATATCCTTCTATGCAAACAAAAGATTCATAATCAAAAAAAATATCTATTGGTTTAATTAATTCAACATCAAAATCTAGATATATTCCTCCATATTCAAAAATAGCCCATCTTCTGACAAAATCCGAAATAAGTGCCCATTTTTTGTTTTCAATATGCTTTTCCAATGATGGCACATAAGGTATATTTTTACTGGTCCATTCTACGAATTCTACAGAACCAGCATTTTTTCTCCAACTTTCCATATAATTATAGTTCAATTTTCCTTCTAAAAAATAATGTATATTTTTTTTTGATTTTGATAAATGCATCATTTTTTTACTTTCAGCGTGTATTTTCAGACATTTTCCACCTCTTCGATGGTCGTCGCATCATTAACAGATTTCTTTTTAGTTGCGTACTCAAGGCTCATTTGCGACCGATATTCTCCATATTGCAGCATAATCACAGTTAACCATTGCATATCAAGAAGATGTGGCATCCCATCTGTATCTATGATTGATGGGATTTGAAGTCCTGCTTTTTCACATGTAGTTGCCATGAGGTACAAACTAGATAGTAAAACAAGATCATCAATAGATAATCCTAGTTTCCAGCCGTAACTTGTAAGAAATCCTGAATCAATTTTATTACTGAATTCTTTATTTATCTTAGCCATTTTATCTTGTTTAGCAGAAAGAAGTGGTAGTTGTTGCACCAAATCTATAGAAGCTGCAATTTGATCTGATGTTGCTTCTTCTTTGTAGTGAATATTTACAATACCATCTTTGTCTTTATACACACCATAGATGGGGCATACTTTTTCAATAAGTTCATGAATTTGTTCAATTTCCATTTTTTATCCTTTAATTTCACCAAAGAGGTCAACTGCGGCAAAAGTGCCAGTCGCTCCAGCAGCAGTGACACTTTCTTGGGGATAAAAATAATTATATCCCAGAACGCTCTGATGGGCGGCATTAGGTGCGCTCATATATTGGAGTAAAGCTCCGCTAGCTGCTAGAGTTGAAATTCCGTTATTAGTGGTCGGCAGTTGATTTGTTCCACCAGTGACTTGCGTTCTTGCGAAAGATGCACCAGTACTTATTCTGCTGGCGGTCTGCATTCCCAAATTTCCTGCAATTCCATCCTGACTTGCCACATATTGGATTTGAATTCCACTATTAAGATTCCATATTCTATTTGTTGTTGATGCGTAAGTATGACTAGTTGCATCTCCCACAAAAAGTCGTCTGGAAACTTGGTTGTCAAAATTATGAACATATCTTTGAATTGCTGTGTCATTTGTTGTGGTAGGTGCAGTTGGCAGAATTGTTCCAATTAATCTTCTCGTTAGTGTTCCAGATTTAAGACTTACCCCATCAACCACTTGAATTGCATCGGCTCTTGTATTAACGGTGGTCCATACTGTGCCAAATTCCAAAGCAGGAACTCCAGAATTATCATATGCAAAAACATCATATGGTCTGCCGCTAGTTAGTCCTGTTATAGATAGGCTAACTACAGTACCCGATGCAATACTCGTTTTCCAGTTTGTGCCGTCATACAGGGCAATTTGGTTACCTGTGTGAGGGACAAGGTATAGAGTCGATTGGGCTGACTGATCTGTGCTTGTTATGGCAACGCCAGATTGAACACTCAATCGAAAGTTATTTGTTTTTGGTTGTACATTGTTTGGGATAATTTGATTCAAATGAACTGGACCAATCTGACCACTACCAATATTGCCACTAAAGACAGACTCATTTCCCAGATGAAATCTACTTATTTGACCGCTGGCAATACTGCCAGAAACAACACTATTGTTGGCAAGTAGACCAGAACCAATACTTCCTGAAAGTAAATTACCGATTGCTGCGCCAGAATTAAGATGAACTGAACCCACTTCACTTGATGATATATGACCAGACCATACACTATTATTTGATAGATGATATCGTCCTACTTGACCAGATGCAATACTGCCAGAAACAACACTATTGTTGGCAAGCATACCAGATGTTATTGATCCAGAAACAATAGAGACACTAGCAGGGGCATTGTATTGTAATGTTGTTCCATTTAATTGAAGAATGTGACCACTTATCGGCGCTGTGGTACTGCCGATGTGATAAGTATTGATTGATCCTGATGCAATTGATCCAGAAACCACAGATGAATTGGCTAAATGACCGCTATTGATAGCGCCAGAACTAAGATGCATTCTTCCGATTTGACCAGATGCAACGCTACCACTTACAATAATTGCATTTGATAAATGATTTGTGCCAATTTGACCGCTTGCTATGTTACCAGAAACAACTGCATTATTGCCGATGTGACCGCTTAGTATTGCTCCGCTTGCAATTTTGAAATTACTAATTGATCCAGAAGAAATGCTACCGCTAGTTACTTGACCTGATCCTAATATTAATGTTGTGATTAATCCAGAAATTAAATGATTAACACCAATTTGTCCAGAAGCAATGCTGCCAGAAACAACACTATTGTTGGCAAGTAAGCCAGAGCCAATATTTCCACTTAAAAGATTAGCAACAGCAGCGCCTGAAGCTAAAGAAATAGTTACTGCGCCACTGCCGTTATAACTGCCTCCAGTAAGCCCTGTGCCAATTGTCAAAGCAGCATTAGAATAACTTCCACCAAGAGCAGTAGAAGCACCATTTATGGTAATTGCAGAATTTGCTAATTTATTGTTTGAAACACTTCCAGAAAGTAAATTGCCTGTAGCAGCACCTGAAGCAAGATGAATTGATCCAACCTGACCAGATGCAATACTTCCGCTTACTACAACAGCGTTTCCAATTAAACCAGAAGTAATTGATCCTGAGCTTATTGTAAAATTAGATAAAAGACCACTAGCAACATTGCCAGATTGAACTACACCATCGCCAAGTATCCATCCACCGCTTTTGATTGATCCAGATGATAAATTGCCAATTGCTGCGCCAGAATTAAGATGAACACTACCAATTTCACTTGAGGATATATGACCAGAAAAAACAGAATTATTTGATAAATGATATTGTCCAATCTGCCCACTTGCTATACTTCCACTTGTTACCTGTCCACTTCCTAATGTCAATGTTGTAATCAAACCAGAAATTAAATGATTAACACCAATGCTGCCACTACCAATGCTTCCGCTTACTACAGCAGCATTTCCTAGTGATCCGCTTTGAACTGATCCGCTTACAACAAACGTACCAGAAAATACTGTGCCAGAGGCTAAATGAGCCAATCCAACACTACCGCTTGCAATACTTCCAGAAACTATAGATGCATTTCCTAATTTCCCACTACCAATTCCACCTGATGCAATTATGTTATTATAAACAGAGCCGTCAGATAATTTGCCACTACCAACACCACCTGATGCAATATTATTATTGAATACAGCACCAGCACCAATCATTCCAGAGGTTATGACTCCAGAAGTCAAAAATCCAACAACAACTCCCGAAGCTAAATGAATACTTCCAATGCTTCCACTAGCAATGCTTCCACTAACTACAGATGCATTTCCTATATAACCGCTTGTTATAATTCCAGAGCTTAAATTTATGCCTTGTAATCCTTGATTGCCTTGTGATCCTTGTAAGCCCGTTGACCCTTGGTTTCCTTGACTTCCTTGGCTTCCTTGAAAGCCAGCACCTTGATTGCCTTGCAGGCCAGTTAAACCTTGATTGCCTTGGCTACCTTGATTGCCTTGTGATCCTTGCAAGCCAGTTAAGCCTTGGCTACCTTGATTGCCTTGATTACCTTGATCACCTTGATTGCCTTGTGACCCTTGCAAACCCTGCAAGCCAGTTAAGCCTTGATTGCCTTGTGATCCTTGCAAGCCAGTTAAGCCTTGATTACCTTGATCACCTTGATTACCTTGTGACCCTTGCAAACCCTGCAAGCCAGTTAAGCCTTGATTACCTTGATTACCTTGATTGCCTTGTGATCCA